TGTTTGTTTATCGGAACTCACCCGAATATATCCGTATACCATAATTATCAATTCATTTGTTTTTAGCCCCCGCTCACGGCTCGAACGTGAGTGCTTGCCTATCGGGGTGCACAATGGCTACATTACAACGTTTCTTTGCTTTTATCTATATATTCCTTGCAAAATTGGTGGTCTATTACTGCCTCTACATTCAGCGTTTTTGCCGATAGCAAGGTCATTGTATAAGGAGGTAATTCTTTATCCTCATCAGCCACACGCATATAAGTTTCATAAAACGCCTCGCTTAGTATTTTTGCCTCTTCTGCATTAGGTGCTTTCACCAAAAAGCGCATTGGGTAAGATTCTTTATTTACTGTTATATCTACCTCTATCTGATAGAACTTATTTTGCTCCTCATCGCTGTTTTTCTTTGCCAACGATACAAGGGTAAAATACTGCTGCTCTTTGAGCGATTTTATTTCAAACGTTCCCTTATAATGCTGCTCCACGTAGTCGGTAATGATTTGCTGTGCTACGGCAGCACTATTGGCATACAGATAAAAAGTGCGCTTTTTGTCATTGTCATCTACCACAGCCGTCCAAATGGTAGCACTACCTCCTACCAATCGTGCCGAGCGTTGTAGGTTGCTAACTGATACTTCTTTTAGTTCGCCGCTATCCATAAAGAATTTAATTGTTTGCAGGTTGTCATCAGTTAGTTCTTCACCTTGATAAAGGATAATTTCCCTGCGCTCAATAGGGACTAACTCGCCCGTATCCTCATCAACAAATTTTTCTTCCCAACGGCGATAAAGATTTTCAGTTAGGTATTTGCCTTTTAAGGCGGTAAGGTCTGAGGTAGTGAATGTCTCCTCATTAAATCGGCTTACTGTTTCTTTTTTCATTGCTTATTTTACTTTAAAACTTGCTTATTTATATCTTCACTTTGATATTCAGTGTTTTACAACTTGTTTTTATCTTTGCTTAACGAGGGGTGAAAATTGCTTATTCCTCATTATCAGGTTCAGGCAAATCAAGATTGAAATTATCCATACACATCTGCCTTACTTGCTGCTTAAATTCCTTTTCCCATTCGTAGGTGCTTAACTTGGTGCTACTCACTGGTACTCGTTGTATCTCACCAGTAGCAGGGTTAGGACGCTCCTCATAATTACACAAGGCTTTTAGTACATTATGCACCTCATTAGGAGGGTAAAATTCGCCCCAAGTATCATTGATAGCCTGCTGTATGATTGGTATCCAAACGCCCCAATAGAATGCATTTTGCTGTACGCTTCTTTTTTTGCTTCGCCTCTCAATGGTGATATTGATATTTGTATCTTCAAATGAGGCTATAGCGTTTTTTATAAGATTGCGATTTTGCACCAATTTGCCGTTTTTTTACGTTGCTCGGAATGGTTATCTTTTTCATTGTTATTCATCAGCTTTTTCATTATAATTTACAAACTGCCACCCTTGCGACATAAGTAGCTTTATATTTTCCTTTGACAAATAATTATCATACTTTCTTGTATAACTATCACCAATGCCTCCCCCAGTAAACGTATTTTGACCTAAATATTGTTTTATTTTGGTCATTTTATCGCTTGTATTGCGCCACTCACTTGACCTTTTATCATCTTTTTCATCTTCTGGTACATAATGAAATGCAACATCTTTGGTATAGTCATAATATACTGGTTTCAAGAATATTGTGTTTTTGTACTTTTGCTTATTGTACTCAACATATTCATCAGTACCTTCTCTATCTTTCAACTCGACATACACTTGTGAAATATAAGTACCTTGCTTATCGGTATACAATTGAAAATGCTTATCATTTTCAACTATAAACTTCATTAATGTTGTAGTTTTAACACCTAACTCTTTTGCAAGATTACTGACATAAGGTTTTTTATTAAAAGCTACTTTGTATAACTCAAAGCACTCTTTTACTTCACTTAAATATAATTTTTCCATTTTATCTTTATTTTGAAAGCAAGGCAGGACTCGAACCTGCTACTACCCCGATTGATACTTGCTTTTTGTTGTGTTAATTACTTAACATTCACGGAACTCCGCTATTAATTCCTTTGTTTTTTCATATACAACTTCGCCGTTTTCCGTAACTTTACTAACGTAATAATCTATTCCATTTACACCATCAGGTTCTTCATCTTCAAGATAATCAAATGGACTTTCTTCAAAAATATCCATTGCTTCTTCATAGCTTTCTGCTTCTACAATAGCCGTGTACTCACTTTCTTCCACGTGGCTAAATTTAATTACATACTTGTTCATTTTTTATTTATTTTAAATTGTTTTCTAAAACGGCATTCCGTCGTCTTCTTGTGCGGGCGCTTGCCCGTACTGGTTAAACATTTGCCCCTGCTGATATTGCGGTTGCCCTTGTGGCGGGTACGCTTGTGCTTGTTGAGGCGGTGCGTAACCTTGCGGGGTTTGCTGGTATTGAGGTTGCTGGTATTGTTGCGCTATATTCGTGGTTTGAATGAGTTCTATTTTCCAACCTAATACCGTATTGAAGTACTTAACCTCACCTTGTGGATTTGTCCATTCACGCCCTTGCAGGTTAAAATGTATCTTAACCATTTGCCCTATTTGCAAGTTATCCAATAATGCGCAATTTCCTTGCGCAAATTGTATGATAATATCTTGTGGATATTGTCCATCGGTGGTGATTACCAAATCACGCTTTTGAAAACCATTTTGCCCTACTGTTTCAGTAGCGAATATTGTTTTAATTCGTCCTTGTATTTCCATTATTTTGCTTGTTGTTATTCTTAAAAAGTTGTTTAAAACACTTTTTTAAGTAAGTGATAAATGTTTCTTTTTGAGCTTTTTCAGGAACTTCATCTGTTAGCCTTCTTAGAGTTAAGATTACCAAATCATTACAGTCCATTTCTGAACCACAATACTCTTTTTTCATTATCTCTAATCTGTATCCTGAATTATAAAAAACTTGTCCTTTTTTAAGGTGGTCAAACAAGTATCTTTCTCTTACCACCGTCCAAATATCACCTACTTTTGGTATTATTTTAGCCATTATAATAAAGGTCTTGCGATTTCTAATAGTTCTTTTTGTTCTTCAAAGAATTGATTTCTTATTTTTTTGCTTTTGAAAGATAAAACACGGGGATAATTTGTCGAAGATGGTTCGATTACGAACTCATCATTACAACAAGTTTCTATTGTGTGTTTTACTGTGTCATCATCCCAATTAGGTTGCCAACCATCGTTGTAATAGTCTCTAAGAATTACAAGTTTTCTAAGTGCTTCAAAACAAAAAACATTTTCCTTTTTAGTGTAATTGTTGTCAAATTCATCACACCCATCGTTTTTTCTAAGCCACTCTAAAGCATCTTTGATTGTAGGTGTAGGTGCTTTTTGTTCGAAACCTTGAATAGTATAAGGACTCGTCGAAAGTGTCTTTATAGTATTTTTCCCTCTACAACCTTCAGCCGTATAATAACGAACACAACTACCAAATTGTACTGTAATAGGATGAGGTGATAATTTCATATTCACATCTAATATTTCTCCTTTTATATCAGGTTCGTATACTTGGTCATAGACCTTCATTCCTACTTTAAATATTGTTTTCATTTGTTTAAAAAAGCCGTTACTAAAACGCTTAGGTGCGAAAACCTCACGACTACTGGTTTTACTATAATGATTTCCATACTATCGGTTAAGATAGTCCTTGCGCTCATTCGTGTTTATAAAAACTTCTACTTTTATGCAGCTCTAAAACCTCGCTGCTTTCCTTTCTGTTTGCCTCAATAAACGCCCTCGCTTGCTGTATGCTAAGGTGTGTATTGATATTGCCGTACGCGTGCGTATATTCGCCCTTTGCGTGCGCTTCTTCTATCGCCTGCTGTATATACTCCTCGCAGTAGTTATGCTCGATAGCATAGAGGTCGTAACCTTTGGCAGTAATACCCTCCAAGTGTGCTGTATCGGTAGCGTGGAATATCTTTTGCCCACTATTGAGGAATATTCGCCATCCTACATTCGGTACATCGTGATACAGCTTCACTGGCGATACTTTAAAAGCTCCATAATCGTATAACTTACCTACTTGCAGTACATCAATATTGTTTAAACCCTCCAACTTCTCTAAGAGAAAATCAGCACAAGCAATGCGTAGTGTAGGTCGCTCAGCTTGTAATCGTTGTAAGGTTCGCAATTTTAAATGGTCGCCGTGCTGGTGTGTGAGAAGCACAATTTTCAAAGAACGTTTTACCTTGTTTAAGGCTTTGAGCGTAACGCCACAATCTACCATTATTGCGTTGTTGTATATCACGGCGTTACCCTCGCTACCTGAACTAATTACTCTTGTAGGTATCATTCCCATTCGTTAGTTGTTAAGTTATAAATACCTCGTGGGAAGTATCTCATTTCAGGGCATTCATCATATTCAAAAGCCCACCTTAAACCAAAATACTCAACCATTACATCTCTTGGGTTTTCGGCTGTTATTTTAATCACGCAATCGTGGTCTAATGTTTGCCCGTTAAAGCGATATACGTGCGATTGTCCTAATGTGAAGTAATGTGTTTTCATAGGCTATACTTGTTTAAAATCTACTTGTTTGGGTGATGGTGCGCCTGCTGCTGTTTGTGCTATAGGTTGCGCTGTTTGCGGCTCTGTAGGCTCATTTTGCTCAATCACCTCTACATCTATCACCGTACGCCCTTGAGGGTTGTCAATGTAGTTGCCCTCATTGTCTGCTTGGTCTTTCTCTATTGCTTTTTGCATTTCTACTGAAAGCACCCCGTAACGGTTAAGCAATAATTTTAGCACTGTCTTTTTTGCCATTAGGTCAAATTCGTCTTTCCAAAGACCTCTGTTTGTTTTAGCATAAGTTTTTGAGTACTTAGAAGCGTGTGCTTGTAGCTGCTCAATGGTCATAAAGAGCGATTGCTGAAAGCCGTTGAGTAACTCAATGTAAGCAAGGTAACCGATAACTGCACCGCTTGGATTTTCGCCTAAAAAATCAATATGCCCCGTTACCTTGTTTCGTCTAATCTCACCCTCACGAATTTCGCAAGTGTTAATCGTTTTGTACTGCCCGCTGCGAATTGCTAATTGAACAAACCCCTTATACCCCATTTGAAATTGAGGAATAGTGCGATTGGTTTGTCGGTCAAAGTAAGGTATTACATACGCATACCCTAAGTTCTTATTTAGTGGCAAATTCAATGCAGTTGCATTCATTGCGCATTTCATAAGGTCAGCAGGTTCGCACTGTGATAGTTCTTTATTGCTATCTGAAAGGGCTAATAAGTTAGATACAAATTCGCTCTTTTTTGCGCCTAAATTTTGCTCTAAGAATTTATCGGACTTGTTAAGGAAGTTCGCTAATGATTGTTTTTGTAATACTGGTGTTTCCATTGTGTTATACTTTGTATTGAATTTTATTATTATCTAAGAAAGCGCGTAACGCTCTAAGTTGTGCCCTTGTGTCTATCACAGTGAAAGTGGTTTGTACAATCTCATTTTCATCTTCTTGCGCAGCTTCTTGCACTGGTTCAGGTTGCACTGGTGTTGCAGGTTGCACCTCATTGATTACTTGAGCTGGTGCTTGCAAAGGGGCTGTTTCTCTCGCCCTTGCTTCAGCTTCTAATCTCGCTTGCTCGGCTGCTACTCGTTGCGCCTCGATACGCGCTAATTCAGCTTCACGTTGTTGTTTGCGATATTGTGCATTCTGTATCGCTCTTGTAACATCAAGCGTTTGCTTATATTCAGTTAGCATTTCAGCTTTAAACTCGTCAGGTTCATTTAGGCTTTCAATGAGTTGTATACTTTTGGTTACCTCGCTTACAAAGTTTGCTACCTCGTTTTTAAGGCTCTTATCGCTCGCACTAAGTGTGATATTCAGAGGCAAGCGTTCAAAGATGAGGAAGTCGATATTTTGCGATTGACATAATTCTGTGAAGTAGTCTTTGATACGTGCGCTTTTGTCACTTATTAGCCGATTTTGCACCTCGTCTATTTTCGATTTCAACGTACTATCAGCCTTATCGTAATGTACTTTGATATGCTCTTTGTACGCTTTCTCAAAGGCTTCATAAGGAGCATTCACTTGCTCTTTGATGTACTTGCGTTGCGTCTCAAAATCATCAAGTTCTTTGCGTAACATCGTGCGGGTGTTTTTCGCACTCTTTAAAGTCTCATCAGTTACTAACTGGTTGTCGAGGTTCAATTCAGCAATTTTCGCCTCAATTTGTTGCCCTACTGCTTTGATTTTCTCATAAACAATAATAGGGGCTTGTTTCAGTGTTATTAATTCTTCATTCATTTGGTTTATGTATTTTAGGTTATTACTTTTTGCTTAATTTTTTGTACAACCACCCTAATAGTTGAAGATAGTTTGTTTCATATTCTCTTTTACTATCGTATTCGTGCCCATCGGTGCTTGTGGTGTAATGTATGATTATGCCTGTTAATGTTTTTTCTACCTTGTCGATTTGTAGAATGCTTTCAAATTCATTAAACTCTGAATTGTTGTAAAGAAAATCAATAAGAAATTCTTCAGCTAAATAAAAATCAATATTGTTCATTTTTCTTTATTTTTTTAGGTTATTTTCTTAAAAAAGTGCCGTGCATTGTTATTTTTTTAAGTTTCCAGATTTTTCAAGAATAACACGGAACTTACAAAACACTATATACAATGAGACATTTTCTTTATCATTTTGTTTATCTCATTGCGCTTTGCTCTCAATTCGTGCAAAAACTCACTACTGCTAATCTCTTGCACTTCATACTTGCTATCTTGGTACGAATTGGACATTAAGAAACTCAATGTATCAATACTCGTATTATCAACTCGCAAGGCTGTTAATGATGAGTTGTTAGTAAGTGGCAATTCTTCATAAATGCTAATACACCAGCTAATATTCTCAAACTTCACTCGGTAGCATTTGCCTAATTCTAAGGTTGTGATTTGTTCTTTCATAGTTGTAAGATTTTAAAGGGTTAAATAAACTGGTGATAGTCGTGTGATAAACTTTCATAATAACGGTTGCGCTCGTCAATTCTATACTCTTTCACAAGTCTTTCGTGCTCAGCTTCAAGTTTATCTTGTGCTTCAGCCCATTGTTCATTACTAAGGTCGTAGTATATCGTATGTTTGCCCACTGTTTTATAAACTTCAGATTCAACGCTTAAAACGCCCTTATTATAGCAACCTGATAGGCGCATTGTGTAGCAGCCGCAATTAGCGCGTAAGTGCCACCAACCCTCGTGGTCGTTATCTTTTTCAGGGCGCAAAGCCGCTTTTAGTTGTTCAAAAATAGCAGGATTGATAAAGCAATCTTCATTCATAGTATGTTGAAGTAATAGGGGTGATACAAGACCTTGCAGCAGGTCGTCAAATCCTTTTTCAGTGGGTTTCTTATCGCCTAAAGCGATGTTAAAAGCCTCTTGTTCAAAAGGCTCACACTCATTATAGCGTTTGCCTTCGTAGGTTACATAGCCACCTTGTAGAAGAATTTGGCTATTTTGTTTGGTCATCTCATTCATTTGTTGTATTTTTGCCATTGTATCAAAAAATTAAAATTATTACTTAATAAAGGCGGTGCTGGGATAGTGCCGCTTTTTTTTGTTAGCTATTTTGTCGGTAGCGTTCGCACTCAGCGAAAAATTGCGCCTCATACTTTGATATATCTACCACTTTCTTTTGTCGTTTAAGAGACGGCTTGCTACCTTCCACAATAGCAAGCTCGTCATTAGTACGAATAATCTCATTTGCAAGAGTTCTTATTGCGCTTTCGAGACACAACTTTGTAGTCTCTAATTCTTTTATTTTACTTTTTAAAAGTCGTATTTGTTGTTGCTTGTTCATATCTCAACGTTCTATACTTATTAAGTAATGTTTCTTTTTCTTCTTCACTCTCAAACTCGAATAAATCATCTATATTGTCCGTTTGTACGTAATTTTTAAGTGGCACATAGTTTTCTATTTTCAAAAACATATGAGGTCGTCTATACATCCAATGCCCTACTGTTATAGGTGACTTATTTACTTCGTTTGAAAAATCAGCTAATTGACTACTAATTAATTTGCTTGTTTCGCTTGTTAATCTCATATTATTTATTACTTTTGCAACGTTAATATTAACGTTTAATTTTCACGGTGCAAATATACAGATATTTTCTGTATAAACAAATAATTTGACAGATTTTTTCTGTATTTATTTGTTATATTTTTGTAATAAATTGATTTTTAATATTTTGTAATGAAAGATTTTTTGAAGAAAAATATATTACCACTGCTATCACTGCTGATAAGCGTGATTACATTACTATTATTTTGGTGTAGATTTACCCCCTTTACGTGGGATAGCTTTGGGGTTATGGCTACCCTTTTAGGGGTGATTGTTACCTTTTTAGTGGGGGTTCAAATAATTAATGTGGTAGACTTTAAAAGCAAAATAGATGAACTTAAGAATAAAGAATATATCATAAAGAATTTAATAGTCAGTAGCAACTTGCAGGATATATACATTAAGTCTGAAATAAAAATGAATATTGCCGAAATGTGTCTAAAATTAAGAGATTACAATGATTATATGCGTTTTTATTTAGAGTCTGTAGAATGCCTTTTGTCTGTCAAACTTTTTGAAGAGTCTCTTTTTGAAGAAACAGTAGATAAAGTAAATTTAATGATAAATGTATTAGTAAATGAGTTGGAAAATATAAATATATTTGCAACAGAGGAAGAAAAAACATCAATATTAGAACTTGTATATAGCATAAAAAAAGCTGCTAACCCTTTGCAAGGGAGAATAGAAAAGCTAAAAAAGATAGAATTAATGCTGATACACTTATAATAACAGCATATTCAGTATTAGTTTCCGTTTTAGAAATTCTTTCATTATTCAGACTTTTACTGATTTTAAACATTGATTCCTGAAAAGTAGGTGGTTTAATGGATATAGAATGTATTTTTTTAATTTGTTTTTCTACTGAAGTATCACCAGAATATGAGTTGTATTTACTCATTTCCTTTTCAAACTTATCAGGATTTTCTTTTATATATTTTTTTAATCGTTCTGATAAATGAGGAGATACTATAGGGGAACAATAAGAATGTTTTTCTATTAAGTCACTCAAAGCACAATATAAACTTAACTCTGTTTCTACAGACATAGGTGCAAATGCTCGTTTTTCATCATTACAATTCATAACTACAAATGTTTAATTTTTAAAGTGCAAAGGTAATAAATATTTTTAATAATACAGAAAAAATCTGAATAAAGAAATGAAAACACTTACTCCTCCCCAAATAATAGAGGCGTTGGCAGAGTATTTAAAAATATCAGTTGCCGAATTGTCTCAAAAAGCAGGATATGAAAGAGCTCAATCTTTCTATGATGTGCTAAACGGAAAAACTAAAAACATAAGCCCTAAAATGGCTAAAAACATAGTTTCAGCCTTTCCTGAAATAAATAAAGATTGGCTTCTTACTGGCAACGGTGAAATGCTTGTACAAAATACTCCTGAAGAAGATGATGAAGAAGAAACATACCTAAGATCCGAGCGTAACAGATATAACTTATCCTTGCAGCGCATTCAAGAACTCACCAACTTACCTATGAAAAAACTCAAAGCCTACGACAATGGTGATGAGAATATGCCTGATGATATATTGGAAGCCTTTGAGACTCTTTTTCAGAGGATAGAAAACGAATATAACGAGAGTGAGGAACAAGACGACTCTTTACCAGTGCTTATAACTGATGAAATGGTTTCCAATGTAAAAGTACCATTCTATGAGGTAGATTTTACAGGAGGATTTACATCCCCCGAAATGTTCTCTGAAGTAAAACCCTCATTCGTTATAAGCTCCCCCAGCTTTGCAGGGGCAGATTTTGCTTGTGTACTCATAGGAAATTCAATGTCAAGGCGTATAAAAAATGGGTCTGTTATTGGGTTAAAAAAAATAGAAGAGTGGTGGGAATATTTTCCAACTAACGAAATATACGCTGTCGTTACTAAAAACTGGTTACGTACTGTTAAAATAGTAAAGAGAAGTAAAAAAGAAGGTTATATAGACCTTATCCCTGACCCCTTACCTGAATATAACAATCCAGAGTATGAAACAGAAACTATACGAATGGATTATGTAGTAGGATTTTATAAGGTAATAGCGCACGCATTTTTTGAGCGAATGTCGTTTTAGATAGATTTTAACCTAAAAAATATTAAAACCAATCAGAAGCACACGCCTAAAAACGGTAATATAGGCTATTAAAACGACAATCTAAATACTTATATTTATCTGATACATAAATATTTACAAACTAATCTTCCGACAAGGTAGAAAATTGACAAAATAGCCAAAATTACAATTTTGGGGTTTTGTATGTTGTTGATAATGAATAAAATACAATAATAAAAATATTGCCGTTACCGATTACGGCTCAGAAGGTTACAGGT